ATTAATTTTAAGAATGTTTCTTTGCCTTTATCTGTCGGACTATCCTTATAATTCAACAAACCATCTACATCATCAAATATAACAGTAACGTTAAATCTAATCAATAGTTTTGAGAACATTTTGACAATCATGTTTGCGTGAATATCATATCCGTTCTCGTCTCGATAATCTTTATCCAAACCAACGACCACTTCGTTAATATCTAACTTCATTAGTTCATTAATCTGCCAATCTGAAATACTAGAACCTGACAAAGCCAAGCCATTTCCGTGACCGTTCATCATCGTGTCAAGTTGTAAAACGGACTTTTCAGCTTCAAAAATAATTACTTGTTTCGTTTTAACAATAGTTTCCCTATTTTGATAAAGCCCGTATAGATTTAAACTAGTTGGGTATGAAAGTGTCTGCCCTCTAAACCTCACAGGACGATACTTGCCAAACATCTCAACTTCATACGGGTCAAGACTACGTCCACGTATTCCAATCAACTCTCCATCTTTATCAACCTGTGGGATAATAATCTTATTATCGGGTATCGAATATCTGATACCAAACTTGGTTTGTGTCTCGATACTGATGTTTTCGTTCACCCAACCTCCATACGCATACTTACTATAAGAACTTAATATCCCCGCACTTAATCTCTTAATATTATTAATACTTTTATCTTCATGCCTTTTTTCAAGCTGTTTAGCTGGATTGTATAACTCTTGCGCTACGAACCCAACCATATGGCGCCTACCAATGATTCCATCAAGCTCGCTCTGTGCAGTGTGGTAATCGCCCTCCTTGTAGTGCATAATAAACCCTACCATGTTCATAGACCCGCAGTTTGAGTAGCAGTACAAAGATACGACATCGTTGTCATTAAAGTATGCGTACAATTTATAATTACTGCCACCATCTTGATGATGACAATATGTTCTTAATTGGTAATAGCCGTTTCCCTCTTTATAATCAAGGCCATAGTATTTTATAACCTTAATTAAATCACCTTTATAATAGTCCAACGCACATACCCCCTAGAATACAAGGTCTTCTTTTACTCCAAAACTACCATCACTTCCGACCTCAATCTTTGCACGTGGTACATCAACTAAGTTGTATTGATAGTCAGTTACAAACAATGGATAGCTGTATAATGTTCCTAAGTTAACGTAAGACCAAATAACAATTGACTTCTTACCCAAACGGTTTTTATAGATGAAATTTCCCATGTTAGGTTCCAACCCATACGGGTTAATATCGGTATTGTTAATAAGTTTCTCTAGATTTTTCTTATCTTTAGAGTTAGCTTCCGCGACAATCATACCAACATCAATCTTATCGGCAATTGATTTTGAATCACGTAGCGCACGTTCTGTACGTGACGATTCGTAGTCCATCTCCCCAGAAGGCGAGATTTGTGTTGATGACATGATATACACATCAAGTTCTTTAGCCTTTGCACGTAACTTATCTGTCAGTGCTAATAGGATTCTATCATCACGAACGTCTCTTCCTCCGAATAGCTTAGCTCCAGACCGTAACAACTTAGGAACGGCTTGAATGTAGTCAAAATCAATATATTTAACATCGTAGTTAAACACATACTCATCAATAATTGACATAATATCATCAATGTCAAAATCTTGGATTTCTTTAAACATCAATGGTGAATCGTGTAAAACATTGGCGGCGTGACTAATAATCTTCTTAGTTTCAGGGTCAAAATTACCCCGTCTAATAATTTCTGGTGCTATATTCGTAATTGCAGATAGAAGAATCATTTGAATTTCATCTTTATCCAACTCTGTTGAAATAAACAATGACGGCTCTACATCGTTGTTTTTAACCCACTTTTTATTGTGCCAATTGTATTGCTCTGTTGCTGATACATTAATTAAATCTGCAATACCGAGGCGTGACTTCCCACCACCAGTTTTCATTGAACGTAAGTACAGCTTACCAAGTTGCATTCCGCCAGTTAATGAGTTCATAAATGTATCTTTGAAACCATAACCAAATTGAGGTTCATCATTAATATGTTCGATAAACGACTCAATATCATCACCAGCCGAGAAAGATGATGAATTGTTTTGCCAATCTGAAACCTCATTTCTAATTCCACTCACTACTTGCGTAAAGTGATTAACAATATCTTCTTCTGATAACTGGCTAAGTCTTTTTTGCTGTTCTTCAAGTAGTTTAATGTCTTCTGTGTGGATATTATAAATGTCACTAATATCAACCCCGTTTTCTGCAAACTTTCTAAGGACTGTCATTTTCTTTAGGTAGTGATAGTTTGAGTTAAACGTACCAATATTGGCATTGTCTTTTGCTGATTGAACATAATCAATACCTTTAGAAGAAGCGAAGATTGAATGGTATTTCTCGAATTGAGTTAAATAAGTATCAATATCAATTGCAGAAATTTCTTCTAAGTGTTCCGATTCTTTGATAATGTTGTTGATGGCAAAAAAGATAATTCTATGAACGTTATTTTGAAAATCTTCTTTATCTAAGAATACATCGTCTGAAAGCAATTTTTCTGGATTATTTAATAGTACCCCCAAAACTCCAAAGATTTGGCTTTGTGGCGTTAATGCTTTTAATTCGTTCTGGTTAATCAAGTAAATCATCTCCATTAATTTCTCTGATTTGTTTATGCTTACGTTTTGGCTTTGATATAATCACGACTGCATTGTTACTTTTTGCTTGATTGTCGTTCGTATTATTTTCTTTGTAACGCGAATGGCTGTCATAATAATACTTAATCAAAGCAATACCATATTTTTTTTCGAACGTGACACCTTTACTTTGCTTAGCCCATAGGGCTGTATTATACATGCCCTCATATGTCATTCCAAGCTTACGATATTTTTTGATTTGTGCTATTACAATACCGGGTAGATAATCGCTTTTGTAGTCTTCTAATAATAGCGATGTTAGTGACTGCCTAAACTCGTAATCATTCATTACTTCATTTAAACATTTATCACAATAGTTTTTGCCGTGAAAGTTTGTTAGTTCACTTTTAGGGTGTTTTATACCTTGTTTGTAGCAGTTAGGCCCATAACAAGTTATTGATCTCATTGGTCATAACCTCCTGTTTCTATTAACATTATAGCATAAAAAAAGCACGCTAACAAGCGTGCGATTAATATTATTCTTGCGAAGAAGCTGGAACAAGGAGCATTGGTAATACAATCGACAAAATATAAGCGGTAATCCCACAACGCACTGCTAATACTAATGTCATATTAATCCCCCATAATGCACCAAGTGCAAACGCCACAATGCCGTAGAAAACTACCATAAATAGTGCTACAAATAAAAATGTAATCGCTGAGACAAAAACTTTCATTCTAAAATTCCTCGCTTCTCTCTTGTATTTTTAATTTCTTCAAACTCTGAATCTGTCAAATAACCTAATTCAACTAACTTTTCTTCAATAGTATTTAAAACAGTAATTCTATCATTAATACTATTCACAAAATCAAGGTTATTTCTATCAATTCTAACAATCGGCGCTTCACTATAAGAATCAGCCCAATTCTTGAAACCATCATTAATTGAATGATAGTATTCAATTAGTGCCGGGTCTGCTGTTTCCATCTCACGGTTACGTTCCAAGATATTCTTGACCTCGTTTTCAGGTGAAATATCTAAGAATACATATAAATCTGGATAGTGCCCTTTTGGTTCTGCACTGACAGAATCTAACATGTGACGTAACAACTTCAAATACAGGTAGTATTCTTGGTCTGTTGTTTCACCTCGGTCATGGATAACTTTGTAGACAATCGAATCCGCTACCAAATTAGAGTCCATAACAGCACGCTTTTGTACGACAGCTTCCCTTAACTGTGAGAAACGTTCATCTAGCCATGCGATTTGTAATGGAAACCCAAACTTTTTGCGTGTTTCTTTACCACCAGAGTAATAATCTTTTAAAATAGGAATTGAATACGGGTCTTCCAGATACTCTGTTGCTTCTAAATCTTTGCTCAAAATCTCTACTAGCGTGCTTTTTCCAGCCCCGAATGCGGCCATTACATTAATTAACAATATTTTTCCTCCCAGTCTTCTGGCACAATAACAATATCTTTATAAGAATCTACGGATATTTTATATAATCCTTCGATTTCTTCTTTTGTTAAGAACGATTTAGTACGGCTTTGACTATAAACTACGGACCCATCAAAACTGTGTACTGCATTCACATACTTTCCGTTTTTAACGGCATAATAGTTTTTGTCATCGTCTAATAACGACAGTAAAATCTTTATGGTTCCCAGCCTATTATTTTTTAAGCAAAATTTAGTTTTACCTTCTGCATTAGTGATAATCGCAGGAGTGTTTACGTACTCGTCGACATAAATAGTGTTTCCCGTTCCGTTTACGTCCTCAACATCACTTTCTTGCAGATATTCTTCCCATTTCTTCCACCGTTTTGCATATTCAATAATCTTATTAATTTCAGAAACAATATTATCTTTACGTCCAGCCCGTGTTGCATACTTCATGATATTAAATCTATATGAACCACGCATTTCTTCTTCCGGCATGATGTGCTCTAAATGGGACAACAAATCTTGACCATCTTTTTGATAATGTTCTGGTATGGTACTTTCATTATTATGGTTTAATGTCATAGTCACTCAAATCCACTTCTTTCATTTGTCCATTACTATCCGTTCCGTGCAAGAGAATTAGTTTTCCACTGCCGTATACAGATGTGATTTCTTTATAGCCCTCTTCGTCCATCTTCTTAGATAGAATCATGGATAAAATTGGGATTTTATCTATTGTGACGGTATTACCTTCTAGTTTAAAAAGGCTCATAACATATTCTAGCCGATTAGAGTCGCTGTTTAACTCTTCATACTCATCTTCGGACATTACGATTTGT